AACATGCTCAAGAAGGAAGGCAACAGCCTGGTGTATACTACACAGCATGGTGAGATCATCAAGCAGTTCCGCAAGGCTTGGGAACGCAATGACAATGGATCGCTTGACAAGCTGATGGCTGATATTGTTGAACGCGATAAACTCGAAGTGTTAAATAAGCCAATCGTAGCTATGAGCGACGATGTGGATGAGGAATCCGTTCAAGGAGAATAAAATTGAGTCTATATGATAGTGAAGCATCCATGGTAGTTGATGCATGGGCGGCAATCAAACCCTATCTGAATAAAAAAGATAGGGATGATGCGGCTCAAGCATTTTTACGCACCTTAGAAAATTATGTTGACATTGAAAGCATGGCTAATGATATTGCTGGACATGACGGGCCGTTAGACCGTGCTCTTTCCACGCTCTACGGCGGCCACACAAGCGACGAGGACAACTACAATGATCCAGAAGGCGATGAAGAACTGTTTAGCGGTAGCTACGATGATGAAGACGAGTAATCGATGAGTAATTGGTTCCGGAAGGTTACTGCGGACATTGGAAATCTACCAGACGCAATAGATTGGTTTGAGGCCCAGCTTCAAGAAGCCAAAGCAGAAATCAGTCTACGCGGCAATGTAGAAAAGAATGCCCGAGACCTTCCGGGTATCATTGAGCATAGGTTTAACCAACTGCAAGAAATAGAAGCGATCCTAGAACATCTTAACATTGAACTAAGACGTTTGCGGAGCAATCACTTCAAACGGTATCTAGAGCATTACAACAGGGCCATGAGCAGTCGCGATGCTGAGAAATACAGCGATGGCGAACCAGAAGTGTTGGAAATGCAAAAGCTCATAAACGAGTTTGCTCTAGTACGCAATACCTTCCAAGGCCTGATCAAAGCGATTGATACAAAGAACTTTATGATTAGCAACATCACGCGACTGCGAGTCGCCGGAATGGAAGATGCAAGCGTCTGATATTTCATGTGTGGCAGATATCGTTGGTGCTAAGTTTAACGCATTGCAAAGTACCAACCAACGTGCTTATGCAGACTATCTTGAGTTCTATGTATGCAAGCTGATCGAAGACACCTACCCAGAACTTTACAAAGCATCAACCAGTGTACGTAGTCCAGAAGACTTCATGCTAGGCAACATCCTTGTTGATGTAAAAACTAGATGCATAGGCAGAGAGTTCAGCATGCCCAACCTCATCAGTGTTGACCGTGCAAGCAAGATCCTAGCAGACCAAACACGCGACATTTGGTATTGGTTCATTGACTACGAAGTGCATGCTGATGGCACGTTTAGCATAGTGAGCTCAGAACTCACACCCATATGGCATCTCAACTGGGACGCCCTCAGCATACAGAACCTTGGGCTTGGACAGATACAGATATCCAACTGGGCTGTGCTACAGGACCCAGCACCTGCTAGGGCGCAGTGGTGCTTGAATTTAACGAAAAAAACACGTGAATTCTATGTGCGCCTGCAACAAAAGCTGGAAAAACGCATAAAAGCACTGGGCTAAGTGCTTGATTTTCAAGGGATTTTTAGCCCTGCTAAGTCATTGATTTTCAAGGGATTTTTCTAGTACTTTATGCTAAATTCTGTGGGTGTTGCAAAAATACAACACAAAAAAGTGAAAAAAAGTTCAAAAAAGTGGCAAAAACGGTTGACTGCAACCCTGCTCTAGTGCATAATACAAACACTAGGCAATAACACAAAGGAGCTTGTATATGTCAACAGTAACAATTTTGCGCGGTAGCTACCGCAATGTGCCCGTCCGTAATCGTACGTTCCGTATGCTTAAGGACTTCCAAGTTGGAGCCAAGGGCGGCTTCGTCACTGTGCTAGGTGATGGCAGTGATGCTTTTCCTGCTAAAGCAATCCGGGTTCGTGTAAGCGGGCTCAAAGACATTGTAGCAGATTCTTCAATTGGTAATCGTAACGAGGAGGACATTATGGGTCTAGCTACCCAAGATGACGGCTCTGTGCTTCGCATTGAGAAGCCAGCGGATCCAGAAGTTTACACTGAAACTGACGAAGAAGCCATTGAGCGCATCCGTCAGCGTTTTGATATTTTGGATGAGATGACGCACGGTACCACAAGTGGTGCAGTACGTGCAATGATTGTCAGCGGCCCTCCAGGTGTTGGCAAGAGCTATGGTGTTGAGAAGGTGCTTGAAGAAGCCGCTTTGTTCGATAAGATTGCTCAACGCAAGCAGAAGTTTGAAGTGGTTAAGGGCGCAATGAGCGCATTGGGCCTCTACGCCAAACTGTTCAAGTATGCAGATGAAGGTTGCGTGGTAGTGTTCGACGACTGCGACAGCGTGTTGTTGGACGACTTGAGCTTGAACATCCTGAAGGCAGCTTTGGACTCTAGCAAGAAGCGTTACATTAGCTGGAACACGGACTCGCGCTTGTTGCGTAGCGAAGGCATTCCAGATCGTTTCGAGTTCAAGGGCTCGGCAATCTTTATTACGAACATCAAGTTCGAGCACGTTCGTAGCAAGAAGCTGAAGGACCATTTAGATGCGTTGGAGTCGCGTTGCCACTATCTGGACTTGACTCTGGACACCACACGTGACAAGTTGCTCCGCATCAAGCAGATTGTCAAAGACGGCATGCTTGACAGCTACGACTTTGAAGATGGTGCTAGCGACGAGATTGTTGAGTACATGGAAACAAACGTCAAGCGTTTGCGTGAGTTGAGCTTGCGTACTGTTCTCAAGCTGGCAGACTTGCGCAAGATGAGCGCAGGCACTTGGAAGAAGATTGCGGAAGTGACCATCATCCGCAAAGGTGTTGAAGCCTAAAGTTTAAGATGGGGTGATTGCCTAGTAAACAACTCCACCCGTCTTGGCCCTGGATGCGAAAGTGTCCAGGGCTTTCTCGGTGGGTGCAGATGAGGTTGACATAAACCAACTCTTCAGCTACACTTAAAACACTTGAGGAAGACGGCGCATTGTGCGTCATAGAAACCGAGAAGGAAATATCATGGCAGTCAAACGCCTTACCCGTAAGCTCACGGATGTTATCGCCGAAGTTGAAACACAACTCAAGGCCCACTATAACGTCACGCAAAAAGAACTTGATGCATGGCGAGCCCGTGCGCAAGCATTGCAACATAAATTCCCAGTCAGCTCAATGATAGCGATTGAGGACCTTTGGATCGACTACGAAGTCCAACGTGATGTGTTGCACAAGCATATTATCAACATCATGAAGAAATGGGATCCAAGGATTTGTAGTCCTGGCTCAGCTTGTCGCATTGTAGGCAGACCAAATACCTTTCTTTATGATGCGCAACACCGTACCATTGCCGCAGGGCTTCTTGGCTTTACGGAAATTCCATGTGCAGTCGTGGAAACATCTGATCCAAACTTTGCCAGCTATGCATTTGAGATGCTAAACGACACAGGCGTCAAGCGATTGACTCCAGGCGACTTGCATCGCAATGCATTGGTGCGATACAAGAATGGTAGCCGAGATATCAAAGTGGTACGGGCTCGTGTGTTACAAGACCAATTCGACAAGGCGGGTATTGACTTGCAAGACAAAGGCTCACGTGCCAGCGACAACCTACGTGGTAGCAACGACTACTTCTTCAGCCACTTCAAGTATGCCTACAAAGCGATTGAAGTTGATGAAAAAGGTAGTGTCCTTTTTGATGTGTTAGGCGCAATCAAAGAAGTGTTTCCGTTGCAGGAAGAAATTGACCAAGGTGTGTTTATTGGTCTCAATGAGATTGAACGTCTGTGCGGAATCAACAATATCAAACTGCCTGTTGGTTGGATGAAGACTCTGTTGGAGAGTGTGAAGCAGACGTTCAAGAGTTCGGCGTTGGTACATGCCAAAGCCAAGGTGCAATGGGAACATGTCAAGCCAGGGTCAACTTGGAGTGCGCCCAGCGCAATGAGCAACTTCTTGCGCGAGCTACACTTGCGCAATGGTGGTACACTAGCTATTCCTTATCATGGCGATGGTGCCAAGATGGGTATCGAAGAAGGCAATGCAGCCCCGGGATTGTTCCCTGACACGGAGAAGTAAGATGGCTACTGGTATGGCTACAGAAGAAGACTACAAGTTTTTTGATTTCCTTGCTCCCTATGTATGGCCTGAATATACTGCCAAACAACTTGCTCTTCTACGTAAGCAAGTTGAAATGGGTATAATTCAAATTGAAACTATGTTAGAAAATGCTCTAGCAAATGCTAGTGGAACATATACAAGGATTGCTGAAAATGGTAGAGATTTCACAGACAACAGCGATGCTAAAAAATCCGTTAGCAATTTTCGTAACAATAATACTTGGCGAGATCAATGGACAAATAGTTTTGCTATAACAAATCTTAAGAATAAAACTGGTCTAATACGTGCTCTTTGTTATAGCAAAGAACAAGACAAGTTTTATTGTTTTGCCATACCGCATAGGGCATATAAAGGCATGGCCAGGGTTGATATTATATTAGACACTAGCACAGGTTATAGAGAGCCAATTGGTATTCCAGGAGGTAAATGGAACTACTATCAAGTTAAAGATTTCCTAAGGTTGGCAACTATTACTGAGAAGGAAGCAAATAGATATGCTTAAAGAATCACTTGAATCGTTCCGTGCACCAAGCTATGGCAAGACCAAGCGTAGTGCTGACACCTACCGGACTGTGGCAAATCATTGCCGCAGTCACTTGACTGGGCTGGTTGTAGAGTACAAGTCTGTTGAAAATGATCAACAGCGCCTGCGTGAAATTCGCAACGACATGGATTACTATCTGCGTCGTTATCACGAGTACTGTATCCAACAGCGTGATGGTATGAAGGCGCACTATCATGAAGTGGACGCAGACGAGGATTGCGACTTTGAACATTTGATTCCAGCGGCACGTATCCGTGACCTGCTGTTGGCAGATGTGTTTACAGTTGAGCAGGCACTGAATGCTCCTACTGTACGGCTGAGTCGTGACAAGCATGAGGCATTGAAGGATGCAGGTTGGGCCAGCAAGACTCCAGACATGTGGCACCCGTTTAAGAGATATTCAGGGGTGTTTACAGCTAAGTACACTACCCACGATGGCACAGAGATTGATCCAAACACTTGGACATTGGAAGACCACTTCCGCTACTTTTCACATCTGGTGATTGAATAGGTAGACAAACAACATGGCACCTGCTATACTTGCACAATGAGAACATGTGTCATACGTATAACCGATGAAGTCAATGCTAAACTGGTTGGATTGGAAGTAACCACTCGCAACCGTTTGGCCAAAGAACTCAAGTTCTTTATGCCCTACGCATTCCACGTTCCAGCCTACAAGCTGGGACGTTGGGATGGTTGCGTCAGCTTCTTTTCCTTAGGTGGAGCCACCTTTGTAAACTTGCTTGAACGCATACTGCCTGTGCTGTATGAGGAACATTATGAAGTGTCCATTGAGGACCAGAGAGAACAGCATGACTTAGATTTCGTCCCCATTGATGAAGAATATCATGGGGATATGGTTTGGCCAGACAAGCATCCAATGGCAGGCCAGCTGGTACGACTGCGTGACTATCAGGTGGATGCAGTCAATCACTTCCTTACCACTCCACAAAGCATCCAGGAGATTGCCACAGGTGCAGGCAAGACCTTGATGACTGCTACCATGAGCAAGTGTGTAGAACATCTTGGCCGTAGCCTAGTCATCGTTCCCAACAAAGACCTTGTGCGGCAGACATACGAGGACTATCACAACCTAGGACTTGATGTCGGTGTGTATTTTGGTGATGAAAAGCAAACAGACAAGACTCATACCATTGCTACATGGCAGAGCCTCAACGTGCTAGACAAGCGTTTCAAAGATGGCGAAACCAATGTTAGCTTGGAAGTGTTCTCAACAGGCTTGGCAGCTATCATCGTAGACGAAGTACACCAAGCCAAGGCAGATGTGCTGAAGAAATTGCTTACAGGACCTTTTGCTAACGTACCAATACGTTGGGGACTGACAGGAACTGTACCAAAAGAAGACTGGCAGAAGATCAGTCTTGAAGTAAGCCTTGGTCCTGTTGTGAGCAGTCTCAGCGCCGCTACATTGCAGGACATGGGTGTGCTTGCTGAGTGCCATGTGAATGTGGTGCAGATGGAAGAAACTGCCGAGTATGGTAGTTACCAAGAAGAGCTAGAATATCTTACTACCAACAGCACACGATTAGACTACATTGCTGATCTAATCAAGAACATCTCAGATACAGGCAACACCTTGGTGCTGGTTGATCGTATTCGTGCTGGAGAACAGATAGTAGAGCGCATTGAAGATAGTGTGTTTGTATCTGGGTCAATGAAGAGCAAGGACCGTAAAGATGAGTATGATGAAGTGGCGACTGCGACTGGAAAGGTTATTGTGGCTACCTATGGAGTGGCTGCTGTGGGTATTAACATTCCTCGTATTTTTAATCTGGTATTGCTGGAACCCGGAAAGAGCTTTGTCCGAGTTATACAGTCTATTGGGCGCGGTATTAGAAAAGCACAAGACAAGGACTTCGTACAGATCTGGGACTTGACTAGCACTAGCAAATTTAGCAAAAGACATTTACGTGAACGCAAGAAGTTCTATGCTGATGCCAAATACCCTTATATCATTGAGAAGGTAGATTATCGTTCACAGGGAAAGAAAAAGAAATGAGCTCAGTCAGCTATCTATTTCCTACCCCTGTCTTTTGTACTATAGCGTCACCATACCTGCAACTTCAAATTGAAGAAGAGTTCAAAGCAAAAGAAGAAGATATAAAGAAATATCTAGGACGTGAAACTTGGGGAGATAACACATCAAGCACATGGCCTTCTATTGGAAACATTCTTACGCAGAAAAATTTAGATGTATTGAAACAGCACATTGATGATTGCTGTAAAGAGTTCCTTAAAGAGATATCCGAACCTGCATGTGTGCTTCGTGAATCCTGGGTAAACTACAATCAAAAATACCAATTTCAAAATAGACACGTGCATTTACCAGCCAGGATATCTGGCATCTATTATTTGAAAACAACAGGAGTAGATGGAAACCTAGCACTACATCCGCCATCAGATATAATGAATGGTACGACAAAAGAGATTATTCCAGAAACAGGACTAACAGTATTGTTCCATTCATGGACGCCTCATTCAGTAAGACAAAATTTAACAGATTCCACTAGGATATCTGTGGCGTTCAATTATTATTGATGTCAAAGATTAACAGGGAAAGAAATGAAAATATTAACACATGATAACAACACGTTTGAGTTGAATACTCTACCGGAAGAAATAGATGACCTGCGATATGGAGTACTTGATTACAGCGATCCACACAATCCAGATTACTTTTTCGTGCCACTGATCTTCCTTGAGAACTTCTATGCACCTGCCGCTGTGCTACAGATAGGACCTTACCAGATTGAAATGCCATTGGATTGGAGCATCGTTATTGGTGAACCAGATCACGGTGATCCAGAGATAGTTCCAATCATGAGCCTAAATGATAGAGGGTTCAAGACCTTTGCATTCAATCCAATGAAGAGTTTCAAACCTGAATGGCTAAAAGTTGATATTGTAAACGTGTACCAAGAAGTACGATGGTATTTTCCAAAGTTGAAGTATGGTCACATACTAGCATTGCCACTTACAGATGGCCCAGAGCCACTGTGTGCTTATTTTGTGAAAGAGACAAATAAGGTTCCTGAGGTCCTCGACATTAGCAAGATGTGGTAGTATAATACAACATGGCAACTAAACCTAAAGCAACAAAAGAAAAGGCAGCACCCAAAGAACGCAAACTGGATATCTTCCAGGAGGTGTTGCCTGGCATTGATCGTCGCAATATGGAATTCTTCAGCAAGCTATCAGACGAGCAGAAGAAGGAATTCAGTCCTTGGCTAGTGCAACGCTGGGCGGCAAGTGTTGAAGGTTCAGCAGGTGTGCAGGAGTATTTCATACAGGCAGTTAACGAGCGTTCCAACATCAACATGAAGGAACTCAAAGACCATCCAGAGCTACAGTGGATGCTACTGTCCAGCTGTGGTATAAAGAAAGCATATAGGCGCAGTTGGATTGGAGCGGCAAAAGGCGTAAAGAAAGATAAAATCACAGAGTTTATTTCTGAACTGTATCCAAGTGCAGGCGAACAGGAAATTGAACTCATGCGCATCATCAATGATGAAAGCGAGCTCAAGCAAATTGCTGAACAGATGAACCTTAAGAAATCAGAAATCAAGGAAGTGTTCGGTGGATGAAAGATCAACTTGAATGTAGGTTTTGTGGTAAGTCTTTCCAAAAAGAAAGCACACTGGTTGCGCACATGTGCGAACCCAAGCGCAGGATACTGTCAGAAAATGACAAGCCTAATCGCATAGGATACAATGCTTGGTTGATATTTCGCAAGCTGATGACTCCAAGTGCAAAGAAGACTCCTACATATGAAGACTTTACCAAGAACAAATACTACACAACATTTGTCAAGCTAGGCAAGCGGATCGTTGACCTAAGTATACCAGAGCCAGACAATTTTGTTAAGTACTTGGTAATGAACTCTGTTAAGTTTTCCAACTGGGGCAAAGACTTTGTGTATGAAATGTACATACGAGAAATGACCAAGAAGGAAACAATACAACGTGCGGCAGAAAGAACAGTACTGCTAATGCAACAATGGGGTATGGATCAACAACAGGATTGGAAAAAGTTCTGGACCAATGTTAGCACCACACAGGCATTGCATTGGATACGTGTAGGAAGACTGAGTCCCTGGGTCATGCTTGGCACTGAACAAGGCAAGGGTTTGCTAGATAGATTTGACCAACATCAGTTGCAAGAAGCAACTGGCTACATAGAACTAGATCCGTGGCGCATCAGGATAGCACGTAACAAAGACGAGTGCATATGGATGCAACAGGTATTCAACAAGGTTGAGGAAGAATAATGATGGAACAATATAACAACGTAACTGAAACGCAAATCCGCGAAGAAAATAAAGTGTTGCGACAAGCAGGCGATCCAGCCGACATACGACAGCTTAAGGCATTGGTTGCCATGCTTATCAAGAAGGTCGATGACATTGAACAACGGCTGACACGCACCATGTCAGAAGCAAAGTCAGCACGTGATGCGTCAAGACATGCAATAAGGAAATAATTGTGAAAGCGCAAGGTACAGACATTGATATCGACCTAGCAGATAGAGAACTACTGCTGAGGTTGATTGATCACGTTCCTGCAATGCAGAAAGATCCTCGTGGCCGCACAACTAAACATAATACAGGTGTTTACTTCCACGATGTGCCTACAGATCCATTTACTGGATTATGTACACTGGATTATAAGACTGCTGAGGAAGTTGGTTACTTTAAGATTGACGTTCTTAACGTCAACATCTATAAGGATGTGAAAGATCCAGAACATCTGGATAGGCTTGCCGCACAAGAACCAAATTGGGATTTACTACAGCACAAGGAAATCATACAACAACTCTTCCATATACACGGACATGCGGATCTTGTTGTACGTTCTAAGCCACAAACACTAGATCAACTAGCAATGGTATTGGCGTTGATTAGACCGGGCAAGCGACACCTGGTTGGTAGACCATGGGATGAGGTTGAATCTCAGATATGGGATAAGGGTGATGAAGGATATAGCTTTAAGAGAAGCCATGCTCTAGGCTATGCACTGGCTATTGTTGTACAGTTGAATCTTCTGCAGGAACAAGCCTTGGGGTTGCTAGATTAAAGAATGCTAATAATTTGATATAGGCCCAACCTATATCAAATTCCCATCTACGTTGACTGAACTTAGGACTAGCACCGTTAGCATGATGATTATTATGTAATTCTTCACCACCGATCCATACTGCCCATGGCAACAAGTTACGACTAGTGTCTTTGGTATCAGTATTACGATACCCCCACCAATGTGCTAAACCGTTGATAACACCAGCCGCCCAAAATGGAATCCATAGCATTTGAATCCCCCATACCAAGAATCCCCATGGACCAAATAATAATAAATCAACAACAAGCATGAGCAAGATACCAAGAGCATTATGCTTTCGATACACATGACGTTCGATCCAATCGTCAGGAGTACCAGTGCTCAGTTGAGATATCATTACACGATCTTTGGCTGCTTGTTTATAAAGTAATGCGCCAGCAAATAGCACACGCCATATTCCGTAGACTTGTGGACTATGCGGATCACCGGGTTGGTCTGAACGCTGATGATGCTTGCGATGAACTGCTACCCACTCTTCTGTGACCATTCCAGTAGTTAGCCAAAGCCAGAAGCGCATGAAATGTGATACAGCTGGGTGGAATGAGACACCCCTATGTGCTTGGCTACGATGCAGGTAGAGAGTCACACACATTATAGTGATATGTGTCATTGCCAGCAGGTAAATTATTCCTATCATGTATTGTCTATTTTACGTATCAGCTGTATCTGTCGTCGCTTGATACGTTTTGTGATCACGCTTTGCAAGGTAACCACATGCCCTGCTACCACATCAAATTCCTTGATTGAGAAGGTTTGTAAACTGTACTGGAAAGGCCTGAATTTCATACCTAGTACAATGTTTATTGGTAACTGCCTATTAGTTGCCCACCACCATTCGTCACCCATTTCTAAGAACAACTTTTTGTCCTCTTCTTGCAGGCGATTATAAACGTACATGCTAACGATGCTGTTATCGTAGTTTTGTATGATTCCTACGTATTCTTGTCCACTATATCGGGCCAGGCATAAAAATGGGAATCTTCCAAGCATGTTTGTGATTTCTTCTGGTGTATTCATTGTCAAGACTATTTACCAAACCATAAATATGGTATGACACAGGAACGAACATGAACGTATCGTATGTATATGATCAAACACTCCACGTAATGGTTGGAGTAGGAACCTTAAGGAATACCCCTATGAATGAACGTCGTTATACGGCTTACATAGGTGTGGACAACACCATTGACTTGCAATTCAAAGACAGAGATCGCAAGCCAGTTGACATCACACTTAAAACAGTAATTTGGCAGATGACCGATCCTATTACAGGTGAAGCATTGATACGCAAAACTGCTATAGCAAGCGATGCGTCCAAAGGCATGGCCAAACTGCAATTATTGGATCATGATACTGCTGGATTAGCTACTGGAATCTATCATGTGGGTATTATGCTGGTTGGAACTGATGGAACAACCAGCGCAAGCTATACAGACTTAAACTACGATGCTCGTGCTGAAATTGAATTACGCACAGGTGCATATGAAGCGTTTCGCAACAGCGACCAAACTGTGTCATTTACAGAACCATTTAATACCATGGGATATTCTGGTCCAGTTAAAGCAGCCGGTAGTGTCAGTGATGTTTGTTCGCTCAACACAGTCGCAATTTACATGACTGACTATAAAGGTGCCATTCATTTAGAATCCAGTATAGAAGAAATCCCAATAAACTGGAGTGCGCTTGGTGATCCAGTTGGATGGGAATATAACACCTACACTGGCATTGATACTTTCAATATTACCAGCCGTGCAAAATGGTTGCGTATCAAGTATATTGCAGACATAACGAACACAGGCACCATTGACAAAGTCATCTGCAGAGCGTAAACTAGCTTTGTGAGTCTGATTCAAGAAACTATAAAAGCGCATGTTCACGGATTGAGAGCTAGCCCTAAGGGCTGGTGGACAATCAACTGTCCTATGTGCGTGGCATTTGGACAACCGCGGCCAGACACAAAGCGCCGCGGAGGATTCCGCTTTGACTCGGACGGTAGCACAGCATATCATTGCTTCAACTGTGGCTTCAAAGTACGCTGGCAACCAGGCCAGGGCATGGGACATAAGCTCAAAACATTGCTACGCCAAATTGGTGTAGACGAAGGAGAGGTGCAACGCCTCAACCTACAGTTGATGAGTGAACGAGATGACACACAGATAGTTGAGTACAAGGCAGAAGAGATATGGACACCAGAATGGCCCACTATAGATGTACCAGGATCTAGTACACTGACATGCGAAGCCGCAGAATATATAGAAGAAAGAAAAATGACAGGGCTTGCAGACTGGCATTGGTGTGATGCCAAGTTCTGGAACATTGACAGGCGTGTGATTTTACCGTATACTTGGGAAGGTAACACAGTAGGATATGCCGCACGTTGGATAGGCACACCGCCCAAGGACACAGCTAAGATACTACGCAAGGCACCAACTGACTTTGTGTTCAACATGGATCCGCAAGGCGAACCCCGTAAGTTTGTGCTGGTAGTAGAAGGCGAGTTTGATGCACTAGCAGTTGATGGTGTTGCAGTACTACACAATGACATAAGTCCCAAACAGGCACAGTTGATTGCAGACCTGGATGTTGAACCCATCGTAGTGCCAGATAAGGATCGTAGTGGAACCCGGCTAGCAGAACGTGCGATAGAATTAGGATGGAGCGTGGCATTCCCAGACTGGGATAACGGAATAAAGGATTGCGCAGATGCGACTAAAGCGTATGGCCGAGTGGTAACGCTAAACAGTATAATACAATCGAGACAAGATAATCCGTTGAAGATAAAAATTATGTTAAGGAAGAATTGATGGCTGAACAGCATGAAATTAAAGAGTACTCAGATGACTTGCAAAAGTTGTTCTTGGAGTTCTTGATTGGCAATGGAGAACTGGCCAGTAGATGCCAAGGTATTTTAGAAGCTGACTACTTCTCTCGTAGGTTAAATCCTGCCGCAGACTTTATCAAGAAGTATGTGGATCAGCACAGCATGGTTCCTACAGCAGAACAGGTCAATGCCACATGTGGCACAAACCTACAGCAGATTGATCCAACAGCAAATGTACATGCTGACTGGTTCCTGGGTGAGTTTGAACAGTTTTGTAGATACAAGGCACTTGAGAAGGCAATCCTTAAGAGTGCAGACATGCTGGAAAAGCAACAGTATGGCGGTGTTGAAAAACTGATCCGTGAAGCCACACAGATTGGACTTGCCAAGAGCTTTGGCACAGACTACTATGCAGATCCACGTGCTCGTCTTGGCATACTTAAAGATGCCAACGGACAAGTTAGCACAGGTTGGAAGACTGTGGACGAAAAGCTGTATGGTGGATTCAATAGAGGTGAGCTCAACATCTTTGCTGGTGGATCGGGTGCAGGCAAGAGCTTGTTCTTGCAGAACATTGCATTGAACTGGAGTCTACAAGGCTACAATGTCATTTACTTCAGTCTTGAATTGAGTGAAGGTCTAACTAGCTTGCGACTTGACAGCATGGTCACAGGCATGCCGACCAAAGAGGTGTTCCGCAACATTGATGACGTTGAACTCAAAGTCAAGATGGCAGGTAAGAAAGCAGGCGCATTGCAGGTAGTACAGTTGCCCAATGGTATCACTATCAACGACTTGCGAGCATGGCTAAAGGAATTCCAGGTACAGACTGGCAAGAAAGTTGACGCTATCATTGTTGATTATCTTGACTTGATGATGCCAGCAGGGCAGAAGATCAGTGTGGCAGACTTGTTTATCAAAGACAAGCTGGTATCAGAAGAATTGCGTAACTTGTCCATCCAGCTCAATCTGTTGTTGGTTACAGCGTCGCAGTTGAATCGTAGTGCTGTTGAAACAGTGGAGTTTGATCACAGTCACATTGCAGGTGGCTTGAGTAAAATCCAGACAGCAGACAACGTGTTTGGTATTTTCTCTAGCATTGTGTTGCGCGAACGTGGGCGTGTGCAGATACAGTTCATGAAGACACGTAGTTCAAGTGCAGTTGGACAGAAGATGGAACTGGCATTTAATGTGCAGAGCTTGCGCATCAGTGATATGGATCCAGACGCAGATGATGGTCCAAGTGATGCTGATGTGCTATACAAGAGATTGCAGACACAACAACATGGCCAAGAAAAAAGCGTCCCTGGTGTTGCCAGCGACGCCGCGGTAGTTAAGAGAGTTGCAAGTGCGGAACAGTTGAGGGCTATGCTACGCAAAACCCCCCAAGTTCCAGAATCATCTCCTGCTAAATGGGAGAAAGCAACTGGTACACCTGCTTGGGAAAAACCACCCCAAGGACAGAGTTAAACTGCCGGTGTGGTTGTCTTTTGCTTGCCCAAGTCCTGCTTGATGCGTGATACTAAACTTGCATCATCACCAATGAGGTCCATTAGGCTCTGCATTACGTCTAACATTACAAGACGCTGTGGACTGCTTAATGGGCTTCCGCTCATCATAGCTTTCATTGCGCTGTTTAGGCTGGATACTTGGCCTTTATCAACAAGTCCGTTTTGGGCTAGCTGGTACATGCGGGCCATTGCTTTTTGTGACTTAGCACGACTATCAGCATCGTTGTTTACATCGCCAGCAGGTTGTGCTTGGCCAATTTTAGCGTCAATACCAGGTTGTTCAACTGGTGCTTCGCCTAATTCCGATTCTAATAAACTCAAACGGTCGATTATGTCTCTAATTTGTTGTGTTGGTTGCATGGGATACAATCCTCCTATTGATTTATTTATGCCATAAATACATTTGGGAGCAGAGATCATGAAGAAACAGACCCGTAGTCTACTACAAGAAATAAACGACTTAGTCCCCCAAAAGGACGTCAACTTCTTTGTTGAAAGCAAAGCAGTTCAGGCCATTGCCAGTGTACAAAACCTATTGAAACTGATAGAGTCTAACTACTCCCCAGAAGACGCATCAGATCTAATCAAGCGTTTGTTTAACAGCATGAAAAGCGGAGATCAGGAAAAGTTCCGCAGAGGTGTGCGATATATACGAGAGTCAAAACAGCCATGAGATTTAATGATCTACTAGTCGAAGGACACAAGCGCATCCTTAAAGAAGCCACAGTTGGTCGCGACCTACAACATATAGAAGACTATCTAATCGTTGATGGTGCCGAAGGTGGACTTGGTAGTTTGATAGACTTGAAGCGCCTTGCCGATAATGCAGGAGAAAGCTCAGTTAAGTGGGATGGCACAATGGCTATCTATTGGGGCTACAGCAACGAAGGCAAGTTCTATCTGATCCCAAATGCCCAATGGGCAAAGAAGCTGGTACTTCCAAAGGAAGACTTAGCGTCAGAAATACAGAATACAGGACGTAAGCGTCCAGATCAAACAGATGACCAACATGCACAAGTGCGCAAGGCGCTCAGTGACAAGTACATGGCTCTATGGGACGTATTTGAAAAAGCATCCGCAGGTACACGTGGCTTCTTCAAAGGTGATATTATGTTTACAGGTAAACAACATCCAGATGCCAACGGAAACTATGTGTTTACACCTAACAAGGTTACCTATACAGTGAGTCCTAAAGGGCTGTATGGAAAGATGCCTACCGCAGAAGTATTTGTTACGGTACATGGTAAAGCAGACGAGCTTGGTAGTCCTAGACTGACACCTGCAGATCCTAAAGAAGTAGCCATGCTCAACAGTACACCTGCGCTGATTGCATTAGATATACAAAAGCCAGTAGGTGGTGTTGATATTGATACTGCTGAAATAGACAAAGCAATAGGCATGGTCAAGCAAAATGCTGCCGCCATTGATGCTATCTCTAATTTTACTGCACCAAAGTTTACCACATTCAAACAGATCATGTACAACTATGCAGTCAAGCTAGGTAAGAGTCATGATTCGTTAGACTTCAATGATTGGTTGCTGACTGCCAAGGTCAGTGAACCGCAGAAAGCCGTAATTGCAGACATACAAAAGAAACCAGAGTGGAAATTATTTTGGAGTACTTTCCTTGCGCTTAAACGAGCCAAGTACAAAGTTTTTGATCAGCTGACAAACCAGCACGGTAGCGAAATGGCCAAGACACTTGGTATCACTGCAAGCACCAATGGCAAGCCAGGCGGCGAAGGGTATGTTACTCCAGCTGGTAAAATCGTCAATCCGAATTTCCGTAGTGCGCCAGACAATCCAAGATTTACTGGCGAGATCTAATAGAGAGAAGCAACATGAAAAGAGACGAAAGTTTAGAACAAGATATCAACGAAGCGTACAGTAGTATATTTGTTGAAAGCAAACTATTCAAGAGTAAAGTTGCTGTAACTAGCATGGATATTGAAGATGTTGCAGAATACACTTACATAAGCATCGTGGCTCTTTGGGTAATGTACTGTGTTCCTGTTACCAAGCAAACTGCAATGGCTTATGCTGACCGTACAATGAGCTTTGGTAACTTCAAGCAAGAACGTAACATGGCAACAGACTTATATGTTGCACTCAATACATTGATAAACCCAACAGGATCTGTTAGCAAGACCCTAGCAGATCAAGCAGGCAATGTTGAGTCTCGTAAAAGCATACATGTCAATCAACAGTTGATCAAGAACTTCCTTGATGGCATGGCATCAGGCAGCGTAGATAGTACTGATGCGTCTCGTTTCTTGCTTAAACTAGAGCGCATGCTAAACATACATAACATCATGTATAAGTCTGTGCGTAGGATGGCACAGGACTGGACAGGACTTAATCCACACGAACGCAATCTTGTAGTTTCAAGACTCATGCAATATTTTAACTTGCATGCCAAGCGCAGTGAGCTTAAACCTTTCCTAGAAGACATGGCAAGATCTGAAGGCTACAGAGAAGGCGATGCACCAGACCACGGAAACAAAGCTGATACTATCAAAGCATTAGCAGTAGCCGCGGCAGCATTATATGGTGGTTACAGGCTTGGTAGGGCATTACTTCCAGATGCAAAGAAACTGTTCAAATAAACACGATCTCAGCTGGATTTAGCCATCAGGACTAAATAAAAGCAGGAAGACATAGATCTTCTCAGAACATTCCATATCAAGGAGAATTATTATGGCATCAACAACAACTCGTGTAAACGGTACAGCAGGCGCAGAAGACGGCGGCATTTTGTCACCAGGCGCTAGCCTTGCTTTCTACAAGGTTACAGTTAAGGACGCTTCTGCAGCCGCAGTTGACCTTCGTGCAGAATCAGAAATAAACGAAGCAATTGAATTGCTTGTCCGTGCAATTCCTACAACAATCGCTTATGACATTGCTAACGCCACATCAGGCATTATCCATGTGATTTGCGACGGTCATGCTGCCTTGTCAGCTGCCGCATTGCAGACATCCCTACGTGCTCTTGGTACTTCAATCGGTACTAACGGCATTGACGTGTCAGGTACAGTTGTAGAAGCTGGCGCTGGTTTCACAGTTAGCTCAACAGCAGTTTAATCTTAGACTGAGTAGTAAATTGAAAGCCGCCGAGAGGCGGCTTTCTCATGACCACGTTACTGGCTTAAATAGTGCATACTTAATGAAGGCACAGATACGTGGAATTTTTTACATGCTACACATTGATAGACATTACTTGTACTGGGGTCAATGATCCAGCAAGCGTATTACCTTATCAACAATATCAGAACTTCAATACATTCCTGCAATTCATCGGCCTTCGTACACAGCCATTGGATATAAAAGTTGAAAGATTAACAGATCAACCTCTTGATGATTTCAAGTTTGGATCCAAGTATAGCGGCAGCGGCGATGTGTGGAAGATAACATGGTCCATTGAAACGGTTGGCTACGTTGGTATCAATGAACTCAAGCAAGATGCAGATGGGATTCCAATACATACTAACCTAACTGAAACAGTTGATCTGACATCTAGCGTGTTAGAGACCAAAGATTCTCGTAAGCGTAACCTGTATTTTACCAAAGAAAATAGACCCACTCAAACATAACTTTTCGATAAATAATCCAGCGGTATTGTTTCCGCTTTGGCACATCATTGGACTCAACACTACACCCACTTTAGGCATAATTACAGGCTCTTACAACCACGCCAACTAAGCGTGTCAATATAAAGGAGTCCAACTCGATGGCCACTAATCTCGAGAAGGAAAATCTAGAAGCACACGTTGATCTATGTGCTGAAAGATATCGTCGCTTGGAAGAAAAGTTCGAATCCCTTAGCCATCGCATGGATGCCATTGAAGAGCGTCTGGAAAACATGAGTGCAAAGAATTCCGCTCAGTTTGAAGAACTTAAAAAGATGGTGCGTGAAGGTCAAGAAAGCAAATTCAAAGTTTTGGTAACTACCGCTGGTAGCGTTATCGCCGCCCTGTTAGCTACACTTGGTTATTTGATAGCAAAAAAATGAGATTGTATGAGATGTTTGATGACTCGGAAGATGAAGTCATCGTTGAAGCAAAGCTGGTATGGGCACGCCGTGGCAAGAAGGTTGTGCGTAAAGTTCGTTGTACCTCTGGTAAACGAAAAGGCCGTGCTGTTGCTAAAGCATCCAGTTGTGGTAAGAAGATAGATATGAAGAAGCGTTTTGTAATGAAACGCACACAACGTAGATTCAAGCAAAAGATTAAAATGAAAGCACGTAGGACCAAGAGGTTCAACCCAATTAGTAAACGTGTAGCGCGACTAAACAAGCACTAGGATTTATCATGGCTCGTAAACGCAAACAAGTTAAGCAATTGGCAGAATCTCTGAGAGAAGCAATTGACCGTGCGCATAATTTATTAGAAGATGACTTTCATTCTCCAGGCAAGTTAGTGGCATCAGCGCATCGACAGGGTGATAAATTTGTCTTTGAAAATGGCTGGGTTATTAAGACCAAAAACGAACCTTGGCTTGGTAAGAAGAAGAATTTTTATGATGTATACAATGCAAACACAGGTACTAAGGAAGCTGAGAACCTAGGACTGTTTATGTCTGCAATGGCTATTGTTAGAGTAAACTCAAGTAAACGACTGAGCCAGATTTTAGATACACAAAACATATTAAGATCGGATAACACATATCAGCATCATCTTAACGATGCCGCTATATTTGGTATGCGATTGAAATCAAACCACGCTGACGAATTCAAGCGTGATTTTTACCTTATACGTATGGAAGAAGCAATGATAAATTGCAAGGCAGCTAAGATAGCTCTGCGCTCTTACATTTGAGTTAACCAAGCATAAATATCACTAGGAAGGTTATCAACATGAAACTAAACGATCTTGAAGTATCACAGCCACAAAAGAACACAAAGGCACGTAAGTTCTTAGAAAGCCAGCACCGAGTCAACGTGAATGTTGATGCGTCTAAGGCATCTGAACTGTTACGTAAAGTTCACAAACTCAAAGAAGAGCAATTTTATTCTAAGAGCGATTTCCATCTAGACCCTGCTTATACAAAGCTAGCAATGCTTGCACAGCTCTTGAAAGAAACAGTTGAAAATGGTGTTGTTGAAGAATTGGCCGAAGCTGACGAAATGGGCGGAACAGGTGAAAACCTTGAACAAGCTCAACTGATCCTGGCAGTACAGGACATGATTGACGATATCATGGGCATGGCAGAAGATTTAGCCAGCATGCAAGTACAAAAGATGATGCCTATCATTGCCAAGATGAAGATGGCATTTAGCATGGAACAAGCCCAGGCATTTGAAACGTCTGTAAACACCACATTAACATCGGCACTTGATGCAATGAAGGCAGCACACGATGGTATGACTGATGCAGTAGCAGTATTACAAGGTCAATCACCAGCAATGCCGGCACCGGATCTTGGTAGTGATGCATCAATACCAACAGACGACGCAAGCGATCCTGCCGCAGGTATGGACGCCGCCAGCGGCCCAGCTGATGAGCCATTGGGACGTGGGTTAAAAGATGAAGCTCTTTGAAGTTGATGCACAGCTAGATGATTTAAGAGACGAGGTCTCTGGACTCATATTGGCTGCAAAAGGTGCAGGGATGGATGAAATCTCTCCTAATCAATTACTTTTTGATCTGCGCCGAAGCGGCAACAACATGGGCATAGATGAGCTTATGCTATTGCTTAAAGGGTTGCCAGGAGTCGAAGAAGCTAATCCTCGTTCAATCAAGATAGCAACTACTTCTCCAGAAGAAAAGCTGAAACAAAAAGACGACGAGATTGTTAGCAAGATGGCTTCTAAAAGTCTCGATAAAAAGATAGGACAATAATATGAACATGGTAGATCTTGGGGCAAGTACTGATGTATCAACTGAAGCCAGCACAGGCAACGAAAATGCTGGTGCAAGTGTAGGTGCTGAGGCTAGTGCAAGTGCTACCTTAACTGCTGATGCCCAGGCTGGTATTGATGGTTCAATGGCCAGTGCCAGCGCAGAAGTTGCTGTCAGTGCAGAAGCCAGTGCAAGTGCAGAAGCAGAAGCACATGCATCACAAGATCTTGGTAGTGGCATTAGTGCTGTCGCTGAAGCCAATGCAGAAGCAGAAGTTCATGCAAGTGCAGAAGCCGGTGCAGAAGCCAGTGCAAGCGGTGGATGGGACGGATCGGATGCCAGCGTACAAGCAAGCGCAAGCGTTGAAGCAAGAGTTGAAGTAGGTGCAAGCGGTAGTACAGAAGCCAGCGCCGGATTAGAAACACCAGTTGGTGATATCAAAGTTGGTGCAGAAGCAGAAGGTAGTGCAGGTGCATACGCTGAAGCAAATGCAGGAATTGAAGGTCATGCAAGCGTTGGTGAACATGGCGTTGATGTAGGTGGTGGTGCAATGGCTGGAGCCAGTGTTGGCGTTGAGGCTGAAGGTTCGGCAGGTGTTACGACTCCACTAGGCGGAGTCGAAGCAGGTGGCGGAGTTGGTGCAAGCGTTGGTGTGCAAGTAGGTGCCGAAGGCGAAGCACATGCTACATTCAACGATGGTGTTGCTAGCGTTGGTATATCAGGCGAAGCAGCCGTATTAGTTGGATTAGATGCAGATGTTAATGTTAACATTGACACAAAGCCAGCGGTAGAAACAGTTACCACAGTAGTTGACAACTCAGTTGAGATTGCCGCGGAAGCAAAACGCCAATCAGATTTATTGGCAGCTCAAGCAGTTGAAGCACAGCGCCAGGCACAGGCAGAATTAGATAGACAAGCCGCTGATGCAAAGCGAGTAGCAGATGCCACAGCCGCTGAGTTACAAAGACAAAAAGATATTGCTGCCGCCGAAACAAAAAGATTAGCCGACGAAGCTGCCAAAGCTACAAAAACAGTTACGACACAAACAGTTGAAGCAGTCAAATATGTTGGCCCAGGTGCTAGTAACGTAGCCAAGCAAACTGGTAATGCGATTACTAATACAGCAAAGAAAGCTGGCAATGCACTAAATCCGAAAAAGTGGAAGTTCTAACATGCCATCATACACCCCAATGTTAACTGCAACCGAGTCTCGTTCTAAGTCGCGTAACGATCGTGTGATTTTTGATGAGATACGAAATATTGAATCAGCAATACTTGACGAAGTGGATGCTGGCAATTATGAAGTGGGTGTAACTGGGACCACCATGACTGATGTGGGTGCTGGTATTAGTATAGCTAGAGATTTCTATGCCACCTGGACAGCAGTTGATCAGAATCGTTCCCGTGTTGTTCAAATGAATTCGGTTATTGATTATTTCCAAAGCATTGGCTACTCAATCGAGCGCAGGCTCAATGGATCCACAGGCGATACCTTTTACTGGTATGTGGCTTGGTAACTGGTTGACACTTGTCGCAAAATCGCTTACACTAAGCGATGATCACAATAAATCCCCCTGTAATATATCATAAACTAGAACGAATAGATAGCCCAAATGGGCGTAGGTATCTAACTCCAAACGGGGGTGATAAGTTACCTTCTGTAACAGAAATCCTTTCCAAGACTGGAGATAAGACTGCGCTGATTGAATGGCGCAAACGTGTTGGTGATGAAGAAGCCAACCGTATCTCAAAAGAATCAACAGGACTTGGTACACTTGTACACAAGCATGTTGAGAATCATATTCTAGGTGAAGAGCGTCCGGGTGGCACAAATGATGTTCGTATGTTGGCTAAAACATTAGCAGACAATATCATTGAAAAAGGGCTAGTCGAAGTTAATGAAGTATGGGCAATGGAACAGCCATTGTATTATCCAGGATTGTATGCTGGTACAGCTGACTTGATTGGTGTATTCCGCGGCATTCCTTCAATCATGGATCACAAGACTAGCAAGCTCTTAAAGAAAGAAGAGTGGGTACAAGACTACTTCATGCAGTTATGTGCATACGCTCTTGCCCACAATGAAGTATATGGAACCGACATCAAGCAAGGTGCTATTTTTATGGCAGCTAGAGACGGAACATATAAAACGTATGTCTTAGAAGGTACTAAGTGGCAAGAAAGCTGTGAAGCATGGACCAGACGTGTTGAAGCCTATTACAGCTAAATACCTTCAGCTAGGTTAAAAAGACAATGACTACAGATACCCTAATTTCCAGGATTCAATTAAGACGCGGTAACTTTGAGGATCTTCCTATCCTTAAAGAAGGCGAGCTTGGCTATGCAATGGATAGAAAACGCCTATTCATTGGAAATCCATCGCAGACTATAATTTCAACTGGCGACACTGATACCTATGAGTTAGATTTTCGTATCGCTCGCCCAAGTCAAATTATTGTATTAGTTGATAATACACAAAAGACTGCTGGTGTACATTATACTGTATCTGGTACTGCATTGACTTTCAATGCACCTGCGCCAGCTCTTAACGCAGTTATTCAAGTAGGTGTTAACAATGAAATTGTATTGGATAAAGCCGATGCAATGACTGATACTTTGCCAATCTTGGCAGCAGTAATGGATAGTTTCAGTGGAATCTATTTTGATTCCACAGTATATAATACAGCAGTAATTGATTACAGCTTCAAGGACTCATCAGGAAATATGCAAGTAGGACAAATAAGAATGATAACCAACGGAATAGATGTTAGCGTTGCAGACACAAGCAATGCCATTGGTTCTCCAACCGTATCTTTCTCAGGTGAAATAGATGGCAACGACTATTTCCGACTCAACTATACCAACAGCTCATCATCTGCTGGTACTTTCTATTACACAATAAGACTCTGGTATACACAGTGATCTGGGATTTACCGACTGAAGCTAGGTTGGTACTCTGGAGAAACTTTCGTAAGACACTAGAGTGGAAAGACCTACATGCTGCCGCAGAAGCTTCGGCAGAGTGGTGGTCTGAAATTCCAACACAAGATATTACTCCAAACGTATCTGCTCCATGGGCAACCGATACTTGGCCAGATCCATGGAACCTCATGGCTGACGGGCCACTTGATCATACACATACCAGTGTAGCTATAGCATATACACTATGGATGGTAGCATTACCTGAAGACAAAGAACGTATCACGCTTGGTGTGATAAACAGCAATGAAAGACGGCAAATTTTGTTAGTAGTTGTCATAGACAACGAGCGACTTATCAATTATAATAGCGGTAAAGTAGTTGACATGAGTCAATTAGGAGGTAACGCAGAAATGCTATCAACCCATACCTACAGCACCTTTAAGAGCCGTATAAAGGCGTAGATATAGATATGGTCGGCATCGTAAATACCTCATCCTCGATAGATTCAACAAGAAGAAATGACCACCATGACAGATAAGAAACCAGTTAACGTATTAAAAAGAGATGGACGCAAAGAGCCACTAGACATCAATAAAATCCACATAATGGTCGAGGAAGCATGTGAGGGGCTGAGCGGCGTAAGTGTTAGCCAAATTGAAATGAACGCAGATTTGCAGTTCAACGACGGTATCACCACAGCAGATATCCAAGAGATCCTTGTACGTAGTGCTAATGATCTTATTAGCCTTGAAAAACCAAATTATCAATATGTAGCGGCCCGACTATTGCTGTACGGGCTACGCAAAGACGTATTCAACCAGTTCAATTATATTCCATTGATCGACATGGTCAAGAAGAATGCAGATCGTGGAGTATACGATAAGTCCATCCTTGAGGCCTATTCTATTGACGAATGGGAAACGCTAGACACGTATATCAACCACGATAGAGATTTGCATTTTACCTATGCTGGTATGCGTCAGCTTGTAGACAAGTATTTGGTACAGGATCGTAGCAATGGTAAAATCTTTGAAACTCCGCAGTTTATGTACATGCTCATTGCCGCTACCCTCTTCCAGAAGTATCCTAAAGAAAAACGCCTAGGTTATGTGCGTCGTTACTACGATGCTATTTCAACTTTCAAGATCAATATTCCCACCCCAGTAATGAGTGGGGTACGTACACCTATTCGTCAGTTTGCAAGTTGTGTACTTGTAGACGTAGACGACACATTGAATAGTCTGTTCAATAGCGGTACTGCGGTCGGTTACTACATTGCCCAACGTGCTGGTATTGGACTAAACTTAGGAAGGGTCCGTGCCATTGGCAGTAAAATTCGAGGAGGTGAGGTCGCTCATACCGGTGTCATCCCCTTCCTAAAAGTTTACGAAGCAGTAGTTCGTTCATGCACACAGAATGGAGTGCGTGGAGGAAGTGCTACTGTTCATTTCCCTATCTGGCATAAAGAAATTGAGGACATTGTTGTTCTTAAGAACAATAAAGGTACAGAAGATAATCGTGTGCGTAAGTTGGATTACTCTATCCAGACAAGTAAAATATTCTATGAGAGATTATTGACTGGTGGGAACATCACCCTTTTCTCGCCTCATGATGTTCCAGGCTTGTACGAAGCATTTGGTGACAATGATAAGTTTGATGCATTGTATACCAAGTACGAAGCAGATAAGAACATTCCTAAGAAGACAGTAAATGCAATGAATCTTTTCACTGAGATCCTTAAGGAACGTGCTGAAACAGGTCGTGTGTATCTTATGAACATGGATCATGTTAACTCACACAGTAGTTTCCTTGACAAGGTCAATATGAGTAACTTGTGTCAGGAAATCACATTGCCAACAGAACCAATCCAGGGACTAAATGGATCAGGTGAAATCGCATTGTGTATCCTTAGTGCAGTCAACGTAGGAACATTGCGTAACCTAGATGATCTTGAAAGCATCTGCGACCTAGCAGTACGTGCGCTTGATGAAATCATTGAGTATCAAGGTTATCCTGTTGAGGCAGCAGAACGTAGCACAAAGGCACGTCGTAGTTTAGGTATTGGTTATATTGGGCTTGCGCATTATCTTGCCCGATTGAAGTTGTTCTATCACAGCGCAGAGGCTCCACAGGCAGTAAATCGTTTAACAGAAGCTTTCCAATATTATCTATTGAAAGCATCTGTGCAGTTGGCCAAGGAGAAAGGCCCTTGCGAATTCTTTGACCGTACAAAGTATGCACAAGGTATTCTACCAATTGACACATACAAGCGCGACGTAGATGAATTCCTTGACCCAACATTACATTATGATTGGGAGGAATTGAGAAATGAAATCAAGATCAACGGCCTTCGCCATTCAACGCTCACGGCGCAGATGCCAAGCGAATCATCAAGTGTGGTTTCAAATGAGACAAATGGAATTGAACCGCCAAGAGCTTTCTTATCTGTTAAGAAGTCCAAAAAAGGACCGCTCAAGCAAATAGTTCCAAGCTATCAGAGCTTGAAGAACTATTACACATTGCTGTTGGACATGCCTAGCAATGAAGGTTATTTCAAAATCGTTGCAGCCATGCAGAAATACTTTGACCAAAGCATTAGTGGTAATTGGAGTTACAATCCAACACAGTTCCCTAACAATGAAGTGCCAATGAGTGTGTTCATGAAAGACATGTTGATGACATATAAATGGGGCTGGAAGACAAGTTACTATCATAACACATATGATATGAAGAGTGACGATAGTGCCGAAGAAGCTGCCGCGGCAGCTGGCAATCCTGCACAAATTATAATCACCCCATCCAGCGACACAGGCGACGACTCCTGTGATGCTTGCACCATTTAAGGAAAAATATGTCTACAGTATTCAATAGGAATAAAGTCGATTTCACCAAAGAAACTATGTTCTTTGGTGAACAACCCAACACACAGCGGTATGATGTATTTCGCTATCCAATCTTTGATAAGCTAACACAGCTACAGCTAGGATACTTTTGGAGACCAGAAGAAGTATCACTACAGAAAGATCGAGGCGACTACCTTGATTTCCGCGATGAGCAGAAGTTTATCTTTACTGCCAATCTTAAGTATCAAACTTTGTTAGACAGCGTACAAGGACGCGGCATCATACAGGCATTTGGACCTTATTGTTCTTTACCAGAACTTGAAGGATGTATGAATGCATGGCAGTTCTTTGAGAACATACATAGCCGTAGTTACACGCATATCATCAAGAACATCTACAGCAATCCAAGCGAGGTGTTTGATACTATCCTTGACGATGAAAAAATCGTAGCACGTGCTAAATCGGTTACTGAAGCATACGATAATTTCATTGAATATGCACGTAGATGGGAAGTTACAGGAAAAGGCGACGAGCGTATGTTGCGCAAGTTGTTGTTCCTTGCTATGATGAATGTCAACGCACTAGAAGGACTTCGCTTCTATGTATCATTTGCATGTACCTTTGCATTTGGTGAATTGAAGAAGATGGAAGGTTCAGCAAAGATTGTTAGTCTTATTGCACGTGATGAAACACAACATTTGGCTATCAGCCAACACATCATCAAGAACTGGCAAAAAGGAGATGATCCTATCATGCTAGAAGTGATGAAAGAATGTGAAAACGAAGTTTACGAAATCTATCGTAAAGTCGTTGACGAAGAAAAAGATTGGGCTAATTACTTGTTCAGCCGAGGAGCAATCGTTGGACTCAACGAAAAGCTCATGCACTCATATATTGAGTATATGGCCAATCGTCGACTGAAGGCGTTGAACTACAATGAAATTTATGAGCGTAGATCAGACAATCCGCTGCCATGGATGCAACACTGGTTGAGTTCCAAGGGTCTGCAAAACGCCCCACAGGAAACAGAGATTGAGAGTTATATCGTTGGCGGCATCAAGCAAGACATAACCGCAGACACATTTGCGGGATTCAAACTTTAAGGAGTTACATACATGGAAATCGTTAATCAAACCAGACCAGTAGTTGAGATTTATGGCACAAAGGTTTGCCCCTATTGCGTACAGGCTAAGAGACTAGTAGGTCAAAAAGACTGGGAACTAAAAGAATACAAGGTTGATGAGCGAACCGAGCTTCGAGAGGAAATGGAAAAACGTGCTGGCCAACCAGTTCGTACAGTTCCCCAGATATTTGTCAACGGTGGTTATGTTGGCGGTTACACTGATTTTGTTGAATTCCTTGATAAGACAGAACTAGTATAAGCAGTAATATACTCGAGCAAAAAGCCCCGTTTGACCGGGGCTTTTTCTTTGGTTAAATATACAATTGGAGGAACCACATGTTTATAATTAACGTAACAAAACCTGGCGATATCGTCAGTATCAAGCTGACCAGCAATGATGAAGTGATTGGCAAATTAGTTTCTGACGACAACGGAACATTGGTGTTAAACAAGCCGGTTGTATTAGCAATGGCACAGTCAGGACCAACCATGGTTCCTTACATGCTCACAGCTGAACCCACAGTACACGACTTTACATTCAAAGAACAGCATGTGGTACATTGTGTACCCACAGCAAAAACTCTTGCAAGCCAATATATCCAGGGTACAACAGGCATCGTGCCTGCAGGAAATATACAGATCTAAGGACTAACCTAGATGGGTAGACTCAGCAGTGGCTACGGCCCACGTGGCGGCGGATTTCACAGCGGTACAGATTATGCGGCGCCTATAGGTACGCCTATCTACGCCAATGGGCCAATGACCGTCACTGGAGTCTATCCAAATGGATCAGCAGGACAAACAGGATATGGCAATACAGTAACACTCAAAGATGCCAACGGAGTTGAATATAGGCATGCTCACTTAAACAGCGTACCTAATCTACAACCAGGACAGCAAGTTGGTGCAGGCGACTTAGTAGGTAATGTAGGCAATACAGGAAACTCATCAGGACCGCACAACCATTTTGAAGTTTCTACTGCTGGCAACATCAATGGCAAGCAAGGACTAACCAGCGGCGAAGCAATAGATCCCAAGACAGGAAAAGCCTATTCAGATTCGTTCTCAATGGGTAGCAAGGATGCAGGAAGTCTTAATAGCGAGCGCGGAGGTGCAGGACAGGAACAAGGAGATGATCACGATCATACTCCAGCACCTACAGATAAACCACCACCGGCACCTACAACAACTACACCGGCACCCAAAGCACCACCAACATCCAATGGTAAACGAGTACATCGACTAACTGACAGGAATTCAGCAGGCGGTGCTATCGATGAGTGTGTTGCTAAAACTGTGTTTGTTAACAATCTACCTATCAGTGTTGATGGTAGCAAAGGTACAGGGCATCCAGCAGGATCAGATCCTGCTGACCGTGTGCCGCCGAATACAAGGCCCGGTGGTGCAACACCCAGGAGAAATCCAAACAATAATAATTGTGTAGGCGAGCGACCTTCTCCGAATGGTGGCCAGCAACCGCCACAACCCACTACACCAAATGCACCAGAAGGTAACCCAACTAATATTGTAGACTTAGGTAGGCAGTTACAGGCACAAGGAATTCGAGTAAGCGAGCATCCTGAATTTGGTGGAGTAGAACCAGTACACAGAGGTAGAGGTCATTATGATGGTCGAGCAATTGATGTTAATGCACCTGGCGGCATAGTTGAGGCCAATGACCCAGTATGGGGTCCTCGATTTGATACGATTGCACAGCAAGCTCGCGCACAAGGATTTACAGTTATTTGGCGTAGTGCTGGCCACTATAACCACATGCACATTGAACAACCAGCCAATGGTGTGATACCAAATGCCAATCCACCAAATCCTGCGGCACCCCCAGCACCTAATCTTCCAGCAGGTGCATCTGGCGATTGTGTTCCAGGAGATAATGCAGTACCTGCACCTAGTCCTCCACCTTCAGCGGATCACTGCTACCATTGTTGGGCCACAGCAAACGGTAGTAGGAATGTATTTGTTGAAAATCTACCAGTGAACTTCGAAGGTAATCTTGATACCTGCGGTCACGCTCGTATTGAAGGTTCACCAAATGTGTTTGTTGGGGAGACTACTAACACAGCACAAGATAGGCCGCTTGGGTCTGACCGAGCCGCACGTAATACCAAAGAATCAAACAAAGGCAGCGGCAACGCAAGTCCGAGCAATGTTGCTTGCCGTCAGAATGAAGTCGATCAGTCTAAGAAAAATGCTGATCCAGAAGATCCCAATAAAGATGGTCCGCAACCAAACGCTGATCCAGACGATCCCAATAAACCAGTTGATGCAAAGCCAGGTGTAACAGGTGAAGGACAAGCAGATAGCGAACAAGCCAGCCGTCAACGATTATTAGCACAAATGGAACAAGATTACGCCAACAGAGATCAATGGAAAGGCGGTAAGGGTTCTCCTGCTGGCAATGCCGCTTTCCAAAATTTAGGATATGGTAATGCTGCCAATGGAACCGCATGGTGCGCTGGTTATGTAAACAGCAATCTCAAGGATGCTGGCGCAGGATATGCATCAAGTCTAAGTTCACAATCACCCACAGCATTTAAGCCAGTGCCATCAGGCCAAGCCAAGCCAGGCGATGTGTTAGTGTTTGATCATCATACAGCACTGGTCAAAGAAGTTGCACCAAATGGTGATATATTATTACAAGGTGGTAACCAGGGTGGCGGTAGCGGTGCAGTCACACAAAACTGGTTACGTGCAAGCAATGGATACAATTATGGCGGACAGAGTCTACAAGGAATTTACAATCCTCACGACAAGGAATGGAACGCCAGTCATAATCTAAATGTGATACCCAATGGACAACAGCGACCTGGATACGGCAGCGCACAACCAGGCGGAACGCCCGGCGGGAAAGATTGTCCACCACAGACACCACAAGAACAAGCAGCCGGAGAAGGAAAAGGTACTAGACCAGAGCTAGGTGGTGATGGCCGCACACCAGGCGATGTTGCTTATCCTAATCCAAGCAGTATATTGGGCGGCATCCTTGGCGGCGGAGGCTTGTTTGGCGGCGGTCCAACCTTCCCAACAAATCAAGGACCTTATCCTGCACCACCTAAAGTTGATCCAATGAAGATTGCGTCAGAAGTATTTGATGCATCAATGGACGACAATGAAAGTCCTCCAATCAGTCCGTTGAACACATGCGATCGTGCTAGAGAATTAGCCAAGGCAGCAACTGGAAAAGAATTCCCATCCGGAACAGAAGTGGCCGCACAAGTAGCAACAGCACAGAAGCTTTGGTGGGACGAAGCAATGGCTGCAAATCAATATAGATACGAAGCGGCTGTGGAAGCATACAGGCAGGCAGGCATAACTGCATTTAGACCACTAAGCGCAGAATCAATGACACGCATCATGGCTTACCAAAGCGGTTGGGGTAATAGTAGATGCGTTAGTTCAGCCGCATACGATAAGAACAATCCTATAGGTATTGGGTGGAACGGATCTTCGTTCTACGAATACCCAGACAAACAGTTAGGATGGGATGCTACATGGAAATTCATAGCATTTGGAACAGATGGCAGTCTAGGACGATACTTGCTCCCTGTAGATACCCCGCAGGAAACAGATTTTGAGATAGACTATATCTACAAGCAAGGATTGGTAAACGGTCAAACACCACCGGGTGTGTTGCTGATAAAGCCACCCCAGTAATTTAAGAGGATACATAGTATTATGGCACTAGTAAATGTTGAAGTAGGGTCAAACACCCTAGGTATAGGATTACCAACAGAGCTTGATATCAAGCGTCTGCTTTGTGCCCTGTTGGCTGGAGATATAAACAACCTAATGAGCGGTCCGTTGATTTGTATCAACACGCATATTGATGATTTATTAGGTAGACTACCCTCAGGTGTGCTTGCTGATGCTCTAAGAGATTTGCAGTATGGTATTGGAGACTTGTTACAGCAATCAGGCATCAACGATACGCTAGGAAGATTGAACAGCGCAACAAGCCAACTGGAAAGCCTTTTTGGCCTTGGCGGAATTTGTCCTGTTCCGTTTACTTTGCCACGCATTGGCAACATACTTGGCGACATGGTGGCTGCTTATTCAGCAGGTGCAAGACAAATCATATCTGATATCGCAAACCTTGAGCAAGCATTAAGTCATGTGTGTCTTGGCACAGGTGGTATTGGTGCCAACTGGAACAACATGATTGGTGGTAGTCTTTACAGATTAAATCAAGATATCAATACATTTGGTGGAAGTCAGATTCCTGAAAACGTAATAGGACAATACGTTGCACAGTTCAATCAATCTAAAAATGCAGTGGCAGGAATAGTTGACCGTATGAACGGCGGCGCAGGCAATGACGCCGCCGCAGTAGCAACCGCTGCCGGTCTTGCTTTTCAACTCAACGGGTTGTATAACAAATTGGGTTCTTATCCTGTAACTGATGGCAACGTAGTATACGATAACGTATTCAAGATGTTCTTGGATCCAGATGTGTATGATGCACTGGTTGGGCAAACTGGTGGTACAACGCTTATCACTACAACTGAAAATGTGTTAGACAACTGTGGTCGTGTTGTTTCTACTAAAGAAGTTGTACTACAAGGTGACATCAATACCAAGCCGTTTGATGCTACATTAGATGCGGCAGTAGTTCCTGTGCCTACTCCGGCACTTGGGGATTTCAAAGTAAGAGAAGAATCCGGACAATTCAAAGTCAATCTGTTAAGTGGCAACAATCCTGTAATCACATTGATCAAAGGACGTAGCTATAATATTGCACTGGAAACAGATACCATTGGTTTCAACATTGTTGACCCGGTGACCAACCAAACATATAACGAAGGATTAGTACACGAAGACGGAACACAAGGACAGTATGCACAGAATAAAAAGATTGGATACCTTACATGGAATATTCCAATCGATGCACCAGATGAATTGAAGTATGCCAATGTTGGCGGAACTGAGACTAACAGGATTGTCTTGCAGAATGTTTCGGCAGCAGGTGTTCCTTACATAACCCCACCAGGCGGAGATACTACCAACAGCTTTGGTAAAGTCATAGTCAGCGGACAAGGCACGATTGAATCATCTATACCTGGTGATACACTGACATTTGCTGCCGGAAGTAATATAACTTTTGCAACCGATACAGTAAACAAGAGAGTAACCATATCGGCTAATACAAGCACAGGTAACCTAGGATCAATCATTGTCAAAGACGAAGGCACTTTGATAAATGCCGGTGCCACTACATTAAACTTTACTGGTACTGGTGTCATCGCTACTTCTTCTGGTAATGTAGTAACACTTCAAATTGATACAGGTGGCGGATTAAATGCCTTTACAAATTTTACAGTTGGCGCAAATGTAATACAACCCGATTCTACTAACGATACATTAACTTTTGTTGCCGGCTCGAATGTTATATTGGACGCTAATACTACAACAGATACTATAACCATATCGAGCATTGGTGGTTATGCATTTAGTAACATTGTTGTAGATGATGTTATTGTAGAAGCAGATACACAAGGTGATACACTAACATTAGTAGCCGGTCCAGGGATCAGTTTAACCGCAGATCCGCTGTCAGATACCATTACAATCACTAATACTGGAGGAGGAGGAGGAGGAGGCGGAAATAGCTTTGCTATCGTTGCAGTACCTGGACAACCTAGTGTGATTGCCGAAACCGCAAATGATACTCTAAATATACATGCAGGCACAAATGTATCTATAACAACTAATGCAACAACAGACACCTTAACCATAAATGCTAGTATTCCGACATTCAAAAATATCGTTGTTGGTTCAAATACTGTTGTGGCAGATAATGATACTGATACACTAACATTGATAGAAGGTAATGGAATAACACTAGTAGGTGACCCGGTTACTGATAGCATAACAATATCTTCAGCAGTTAATACATTTTCATCTATTACAGTATCGGGCGGAGCAACCGCAGTAGCTGATACTGCCAATGATACGTTAACATTGATACCAGGATCTGGTATTACATTGGTTGCTGATCCTGTCACTGATAGCATAACCATTTCGTCTACTGCGCCAAACTTATTTTCAACGGTTGCAGTTGCCGGGCAATCAAACATTGTTGCTGATGGTGCAGGAGATACACTTACCTTTGCCGCAGGATCGGCAATAACATTAACTACAAATGCTACTACGGATACGTTAACTGTTGCCATATCAAGCAATCCAACTATTCCGGGAAATCAATTTATACGTGTTCCTTTTGGTACAACCTTACAGAGGCCTACAACAGGAGCAGATGGACAGCTACGTTATAATACTACTACAACTGCATTGGAAGTATTCAATACATCATGGAAAAGCCTGATTGATGAAGTAGTCAGTGTTGGTACAGGTACCAACATTATTAAAGCAGTAACAGATTCTAAAGTTGAACTACGTAGTGTTAAAGCTGGAACTGGTATATCAATCGCTACAGATGGAAACGATATTACTATCGCATCTACAGTTACAGATCTCACAACCGGTACTAATGTTGGTACCGGTACCGGTGTATTCAAAGAGAAAGTAGGCGACCAGTTAATTTTCCGTAGCATTAAAGCAGGTACAGGTGTTGCTGTAACAACTGATGGTAATGACATAACCATTACAGCACCAAGAGACCAATTCGTAGAAGCTGGTACAGCTACAACAACTACTGCGGCATTTACAAACGTAACATGGACCAATACACTAGCACCGGTAACCAATAGCTCTTGGTTCTTTGAAGCCACATTTATTGGACGTAGGACAGGCGGCGTAGTTGAACGTAATGCTTTCAAAATCGAAGGAGTAGTTGATAACACAGCTGGCACCATATCGCTAGTCGGCCCAGCGGCAAAGACTACCTACCAGAACAATGCTACCCAATGGGATGTTGATGTCTCAATCGTTTCCAATGTGTTGCGCTTCCGAGTTAAAGGTGAAGCTAGCAAGACAATCAAATGGACAGGTTGGTTACGTTATCAGGCAGTTACTGAGGTATAAAACGGATTTATTCGTTGACATCTTTCTGCTAGATGTGTTATTATGTGCTTATACTAATCCTATAGGCACATAATATGACACCAGAACTAGACGCAAAACTTTGTAGTAGCTATCCAAAAATGTTTGCCGATCGCTATAGCGATATGACCACCACAGCCATGTGCTGGGGATTCGAGCACGGAGATGGCTGGTACAACATCATTGACCAGCTTTGCAGCCACATACAGCATCACATTGATTGGCGCAATAAACAACGCCTTGAGGCTGTCAAATATAATGAAATGATAGTAGAAGCAGGCTATGGAAATCTTGATCCTTTGC